TGGTTTGGAATCGAGAGCTATCCGTATTCAACCTTCTTTGATTTTGTTTAATAAACATACACTAAATATAGAGCTTAAACACCCGACGTCTCAGGCAAGGACTTACCAATTTCCTCAAGGATATACCCGTAAGGTCACTTTTACATTCGGATCACTAACTTTCAAGTGTGACCTTGAGCTTGGCAGAAACCTCTTCCAGCATCCATCAAAAGATTTAGTTTTAGTTAAAACTCCTATTAGTACTCCACTAGGTAACAAATGTGTTTATGATCTAATGTTGCCATTTTGTCCTGTAGATTCCACCCACTTTGGTTCATGCTGGTACGCTGACAGGGAAGATGATGAGCTTAGATGCACTTTAGCGACATACTCCTCTGACACTTCCAATGTTGGCTTGCGAATCAACAGAGGCACAAGAACTGAGCCTACTGACGGCCTCTGTGGAATGCCTATTATAGTGAAATATGGTGAGAATCCTGTCGTGGTTGCCCTTCATCACGGCTCCAGTTCCATTGAGAATGGCCTGGGCGTGTCGCTTCCATGTGGTAGTCTTTGGGCGTCGCTGGTATCGAAAGATGACATTGAGCAGATGAAGAAACAAATCCCGATCAACGTAGAATGCAAGATCATGAAAGATACAGACAGGTTAGTACCTCTTTGGGGTGTTACCTCAAAAGAGATCCCAGTTGCAAGCATTTTCGAACCAGTGCCGTTGGACCCATTGCCGGCTTATTCTGAAATGGCACATGCTTTTAGACAAGGCAGTGAAGTCTATGAGTGCCTTGGTACGCTTAAGACCAAGTTTCATAATCAGAAGTTTAAAACTGCGCTCTCTCGTGTGCCTCAGTATGACGGGATTAAGCAAATGGCTCAGCGTTATGGTCGTGAGGATGAGTGGTGTATTCCTCTGTATAGAGATAATATAGGCACAGCAGATAACAGAATCAATCCCTTTACTATTAAGCTGAAACGTGCAAGGAATGGTGCTCCAACCAACTTCCGTGCTGTCGAGCGAGCCGAACAAGTTATTATTGGGAAACTTAATTCTTTTCCTTTTGATCAAGTCTACATTAAGAGACAGCAAGACGCGTATGCTGGCAATTCCATCCCTATGGGAGGTTTCTCTAAGCCTCTCGACATGACTACTTCGACGGGCCTGCCATGGAATATAAGAAAAGGGGAAAAAATTCAACTTGGTACCGAGTTCATTGCTGTGACAGAGGAACTTTACGATAGTGTAATTTTCGTCTTAAACCGTATGGTTGAAGATCCTGATTTTGTCCCTTTGCCTGTGTGTACAGGATCATTAAAAGATGAAATAATTAGCAAGGCTAAATTCGAGTCAAACACATGTCGTGTGTTTTGGATTTGCCCAGTGGTGTTTATTATTGTTCAACGAGTCGTACTTGGTTCTATTCTCGATATATTCTCCACTTGGGGTTTAGAAATAGGGATAGCAGCTGGGCGTAATTACAACGATAGGAATACAATAGCTTCGGTAATTACTCGCATTAAGAACGTTTGTCCGGACTTTGAATCTAACAGAGTCTTTATAGATGGAGATATGGTGGCGCAGGATGATGTTGAAGGTATAGCATTGGACTTGAAAGTGTTTGATATTCTTTACACTGCCATCGCCAACAAAGCTGTCGGTCTATCTCCAGAAGAACTTAGTCTGATTCGTCGAACTCTTCTTGCATCCAGTATTAGTGTTAGAATTATTAAAGGAGATTTAGCCGTTGCGAATGGTGGGAATATTTCTGGCCAATTAGTCACGAGCTTGCTCAACTGTTTAGTGAACATTTTCGTCCATGTTTATAGTTTCTACTGCTGTGATGAGTTGTTCGAACTTAATTTCTTCTCAGAGGTTTTCTTACAAGTTATGGGTGATGATAGTCTAGGAGCAATTAGTCCAAGAGTTCGACCCTTTTTTAATCACTTTAGCGTTCAGAAAGGTTTTGCGGACTGTGGAATTCAATATACGACGTGTCATAAGGAGGCAGATTTTACGAATAGTCTAGACAAGCTTGACGAGGTTGTGTTTTTGCAATTTCAGTTCATGTTTAACGATGAGCATCGAGAATGGAGAGCTTGTTTGTCGTGGAAATCTATTTTTAAAGCTCTCTTGTTTTATGAACGGAAAGCGTCTGTACCGGCTCCAGCACTAATCAATGATACTCTTAGAAACATGCTCTTGTCGGTTTATTATCGTGGCAGATCAGTTTATGAGTGCTTCGTGTATGATATGACTTTGTTTTATCCAGATTACCCGTACAAGACTTATGACGAGTTGCGAGCACGTGAGCTTGGTCAGGAAACAGTTTTTATTAATGACACCGATCTCCCCACTCTTAAGGTATATAATGAGTTTGTCACTGTGGAGAGTTCCGTTGCAAAGATGGCCCTTGACGCAGAGAATATTGAAGTTAAGACTGGCGGTCAGCAGCAAACTTTGCCAGTCACAGCAGCTGTGTCTCCGACTGAATCTCTTCATCGTTGGACCCACATAAAAGAAATTACGCTGGGAGGAGAAGACTTTGGAGAACTTGTTGTTGGCACGCCTTTTCCAGTTATTACGTCCTACTTCTTGAATCCACTCGTTGAAGACACGACAACTCGAATGCGCACCTGGTATGGTTCCTTTGAATTGAAATTGGTTGTTCCTGGAGTGGCTACTACACACTCTCTCTATGTCGCCACTGTATTGCCCGCAGACTCAGGTGACCCTAATTTTACTGAGAACTATCCAATTACCGTAGAAAGTGCGTTCCAACGAGACTCTGTAGTTATCAACACGGCTATGAGTTCAGAGATTAACTTCAAATTGCCGTTTATTTCTCAAAATCGTACTGCATTAGTTGACATGTCTTTAGATCCTTATGGTACTGACTGGCTGTTGTATATTTTTTGCGTCTTCCACACTTATAGTGTTCCAGACGCTGCTCAATCATCAGTTCGTGCTAATGTCTACATTAGACCTGGCCCTGATTTTAGATTTGAAGCTATTAATCTGGAAGCTAGACGTTACAGCAAAAATTCTCCACCGTCGACTCTAGCCCCACAACGATGGCTTGATGGCATTAAGGAGTTCCTAAAACATCCTGTTTCTACTGGCCTCTCTGCAGCGTCCACTTTGGCGTCAGCTTTAGGGTACTCTAGGGTTGAAGACAAGACATCTTGGAAGCCGTTTGTTATTAAGAACGGTGCAGATTTGAATGGTTGCGATGGGGCGGTTTCCGATCTTGTTACGACTGGTCTATTTAATAACTCCAGGCTCGACGGTGGTCTCTGTGTCCAGGATGAAACTCTCGTGGCAGACCTCGTGCAACGGGAAACGCTTGTCTCTTACAATCTTTGGAGCGCTGCTGACAGTCGCTTGTTCGTTGTCTCGGTAATTCCTGTTACCCCTTTTTACTCTGCCTTTGATACAAGTCCCACCACTGTCGCTGGCTTCATAGGAACCCCTTTCCAGTATTGGAGATCTGATGTCAGGTACAAAATACTGCTCGCTTGCAACAATTTGCAAGGTGGTTCCTTGATCGCTTTCCATAGCCCTACGGCCATCACTGCATCCACGGTCTTGTCATTCGATCCAACAAATTGTGCGCATAGCGTAACATTAGATATTAGCCAGGATGTGTCGATGGAATTGGTTATTCCTTGGCTATCCACTAGCAATGCGCTTCTTACGAATGAGTTGAATTTGGGACAGACTGACACTACTTGTTGCAATGGTTTTCTGGTTGTCGCTGTCGCTTCTCGTCTTATGCCAACTAGTGTTGTCGGCGTCGCTGTCACCATGTCGTGTGAACCCAATTTTTGTGTTGGCTTGTTGAGACCGTTCGCCACTTTGCATCGCGCTAGTGAAACC